TATGATGAAGTAGATATACAGTACGAGTATGGTTATAACCTTGAGAGATATCTTTGGTTATTCCTACCAGACTCACCTGCCTACTCACCTGACTATATCAAAGAACATAATATTAAAACTGAAAAGATATGTATCGGTAAGTCAAGAATGAATAGTTATGCTTTTGATGACGTAAATCTTTTCGGTGATTATCATATTTCCTCTGATCCAGCTTTTACCTCAGATGTTAAGTTTGTTGTTGAAGCCAATGGGTTTACAAGAAAAGACTTTACTGAGTTCTTTTTTATGAATTACTGGATCGTGAACAATATTGTTGAAGTTACCTTTACCGATGATATTATAAAGCATAATGTAAATACTGGTAAACTTAAAACTCCATCTTTGGTGTTTAAGAAAATCTACGAAAAGATAAGTGAGCCAACAGAAAATAAATATGTGTTGGCAATGCAAGACTTAAATGCTCAGATGTATGATTTAATTGCTGGAAACAGAAAAGAAGTTGCAGACTACAAAGAATTTAATCTACCTAATACAACAGTATCAGTGGATTTTAAATATATTTACAAGTCTTGTATATATGTTTTTGAACAGGAATATATTGATTTTCTTTGTTCAGTCGGTGAGGAGTTGGGACTTGAGATTCCAAACGATATCGTTGAACAATTTACAACTGTTCTAAATAAGTACAGAGAATCTATTTCTCCAAAGTATGATAAGACCTATCAGATAAGAACCTACTACGAAAATTTTATTAATGAGAAATATACAACAGTTACTTGAACACGTAAATAGAATTCCCCATCTGCCATTAAATTTTAACTATGACGCAGAAAGAATTGAACGTGAAGTTCGTGAGTGTCCCTTTCCGCTTATGCCCTATGAAGCAACCATGCAAGAAAATCATGGACATGAAAAGAGTAAGTGGAACAACTTGTCACTGTTCAGCTACAATGGTGAAATCTTTTGCGATCGTTTAGAAGGTGCTGGTCCAGGAGAACTAGAAAGAATTTGGGGCAAAGTTCAACAGACTGGATTGTCTGAGTATATGCCCTATACCTATGAGATTCTTGAACAACTTGGTGGTGGTAAAGCACTGGCAAGGATTGAAGAAATACTTCCTGGAACTGTGATGGGTTGGCATAATCATGTGTTTGAATTGTTTCATCCAGAAACAATGATGATTGTTCAGTTGCCCATAACTATACCTCAAAAATTTAAATACTCTGTGATGGCAAACAAAGATTACAGAGGAATGGACTTTGGACTTTATACACCAAAGGTATATGAGTCTACTTACAATCCAGGAACACCAGTTATTTTTAATGCGCATCACTATCATAATGTGTTTAACTTTGACAAAACAGGTGTTCGTTTAACGATTCGTTTCTTTGCTGATCTACGAGATGATAGAGTATATGATTTAGTACAGGATGCAGTGAATAATTATAAGGGAGATTACATTGAATAATATTGCACATCTTCCTCTTGGTATAGATTTTGATCATAAAAAAATTCTAACAGAGATAGAGAATTTACCTCATTCGCTACGCAAATATCGTAGTGCACTATCAAATGGTAAAACCATGGAAATTCATGATGAGGAAAGATGGGATTCGTTGGCACTTTATAGCATTGACGGAAAATCTGAATCTAATCCTGCAGAACCATGGACAGGGGACTTTATTAAAACTGAAGCACTTTATATGTGTCCTTACTTGGACAGTGTTTTACACTCTGTCGGTGGTGGTAAATTACTTGGAAGAATTGAGATATTTAACAAGAATGGATCTGCTGGCTGGCACAGTCATGTTATGGAAGCGGGACAACCAGAGTGGATCTCTGTTTGGAATCTTCCACTTATTATGCCCAAGGAATCTAAGTTTAGTGTGCTTTCCTACATGGATTACAGAGGTTCAGATTACAACAAACCGATTAAAATATATGAGCAGTGGTATGAACCTGGAAAGATGTACTGTTTAAACAGTTATCACTATCATAATGCCTTTAATTATGGTGATATGTCAATGATTATGATTCGATTCTATGTTGATACAAGAGACGAAAAAGTTAAAGAAATATTACAAAAAGCCATGGATAACTACACTGGAGAGTACATTCAGTCTTATGAAGAGTATATAATCTCCACTGCAGTTACCTAAATAATAAATATAGCTGATAATAGGAACGTAAATGACCACAGCACTCACTACCAGAGTTTCCACCAACGCAACATTTGCTCCCACAGTAAAGGGATCGCCGATTTCAAGCGCAGAAATTGATAACAACTTTATCAGTTTGGCCACAAACAAACTAGAAATTGCCAATAACCTTGCTGATTTACAGGATCCACCAACAGCAGCTACTAACCTTAGTGTTGGAACTTCTTCTCAGGCGCAGTTTGGATCGCTTGGTGTTGGTACTACAGGTTCTGCAACAACTGGTGAGATTAGAGCAACCAATCAAATTACTTCTTACTACTCTGATGCTCGTTTAAAAACAAACATCAAAACAATCCCCAATGCTTTAGAAAAAGTAATGCAAATTACAGGTGTTACCTACACAGGTAACAAACTGGCAGAATCTTTTGGGTTTGATCCAAACCAAAAACAAGTCGGTGTTCTTTCTCACGAAATTGAGGCAGTACTGCCTGAAGCAGTGAAGTCGGCACCCTTTGATATTATGCTTTTTGAACACACTGAGATGTCAAAATCTGGTCAAAATTTTAAAACTGTTCAATACGAGAAGCTGGTTCCTCTTCTTATAGAGGCAATAAAAGAACTAAATATAGAAGTAAAGAAATTAAAGGAGATTAAATAATGGCAACAGATGGCTCCCTACTAGGGCAGAAAGCGGTAACGCTACCCTCTGACACCACTGCGAACAGACCAACTGCTGTTCAAGGTATGTTTAGATTTAATACATCACTAAATCAACTAGAGTACTATGATGGTACAGCCTGGACTCAGCTTGATGCTGGTGGTACAGCTGTTGCGTTATCAGTTGCGCTGGGTTAAAGGAAAACTAAATGGCAAATACATTCACTCGATATGTCGCTAAAGGTGTAGGAACTTCTGCTTCTACTCTGCTAACAGCTGGCGCATCTACTCAAACTACTGTTATTGGTTTAACAGTGGCAAACACTACATCCTCACCGATCAGCGTTAGCGTACTTGTTACTGCTTCTGCCGTTGACTACTATATTGTTAGTCAGGCAACTGTTCCTGTCGGCGGATCCTTGGCATTATTTGGAGGAGACGGTAAACTTGTGTTAAACACCAGTGATGCATTTAAAGTTCTTTCCAGTGTAGCTTCTTCGGCAGATGCCATTGTATCAGTGCTGCAAATTACATAAGGAGTAGACCATGGCTTACCTTGGTAATACACCAACTTCGCAAAGTTTTACTTCCAATATAGATTACTACAGTGGAACAGGTTCAGCTACAGCGTTTACACTGTCACGTTCAGTGGCCACGATCAATGATATTTTGGTTGTTGTTGATAACGTGGTTCAACGACCAACTGATGCTTATACACTGAGCGGAAGTGTTATCACCTTTACTTCTGCTCCACTGAGCGGAACTAACAATATCTATGTTCGTTATATGGCAACAACTACTCAGGTTGTTGCTCCTGCCGCAAACAGCGTTTCCTATTCTTCTTTGACCTCAGATATGCAAAGTAATATCTATGGGTTCAAGAATCGTATTATGAATGGTGGTATGGGTATTTGGCAAAGAGGTACTAGTTTTACTGTCGCTGGTTCTACTTTTGCATATACTGCAGATCGCTGGGTTGTATATTCTGCAAATAGTTCAACTACGGTATCAAGAAATTCAAGCATTCCAACTGGTACTGGATTTCCATATAGCGCACAAGTACAGCGCACTGCTTCAAACACAGGAACAAGTGCTGTATTTTTCCAACAAATAATTGAATCAAATAATATGCTTGATCTAGCAGGTCAAACAATAACATTAACATTCTGGGCAAAAGCAGGTGCCAATTTTTCATCAGGAAGCACTGGTGTATACATTAATACAGGAACTGTTGCTGATCAAGGAACCGCAGCTTCTCTTGGTAGTTGGACTGGATACACTTCTGCTGCTACATATACTTTTACGCCAACAACAACTTGGACAAAATATACTGTAACTGCTAATTTAAGTTCAATTGCTTTAGAATTATCAACATTATTTTTCTATAACCCAACAGGTACTGCTGGAGCAGATGATTCTCTTTATATCACTGGTCTTCAGTTAGAAAAAGGCGCAACAGCAACTAACTTTGATTACAGACCTTATGGTGCTGAAAAACTTTTGTGTATGAGATATTATGAAAAAACATATCAAGATGATGAAGCACCTAATAGAGTTAATCCAAATACAGCTAATGCATTAACTGGTGTTGCAACAAGTACTACTAACATTGCTTGTCATTGGAAATTTTCAGTACCTAAGAGAACATCAGCAACAGTACAATATTATTCTTGGAATGGAACTGGTGCTGGTAAGTGGGCAAATTTAAGTAATACTGATGTTACAGTTTCAACACCGTGGGGTGCTGGTTATACTGGATTTGCTAGACTCGATAGTACGGGTCTTACTGCTGGTGCTTTTTATTGGGGCTTTGCGGCTGCAGATGCGGAGTTATAAAAATGTATAAATTATCAACACCTTGGAATGGTAAGTCTCTAGTTATTATTAGACTTAGTGACAATGCTTGTATTCCTATTGACAATAATAACAGAGATTATAGGGAATACCTTAAATGGCTTGCTGAAGGTAATACACCACTCCCAGCAGATACGGAGAAATAATGGCAGTTACACAACTTGGTTCCAATGGACTTGCCGATAGCGCAATAACAACTACAAAGATTGCGTCAAGTGCAGTGGCAACTGCTTCACATGCTGATGCCAGTATTACTCCAGCCAAGATGGCAAACTCTGGTAGAGAGTTGGGTATGCGCAATATGTTTATCAATGGCAACTTTGATATTTGGCAACGTGGAACATCCTACACATATCCAGGTGGTATTTGGCTTTATGGTCATGCTGATCGTTGGGGTGGTCACTTTGATGCTAGCATTGCTGGATCTTGGTCAAGAAGTACCAATGTGCCGAATAGTAATTCTACATACTCAATGCGTGTTGCTGGACAAACAAGTGGATCTTCTGCGTATCTAGATCAAAGAGTTGAGGCTGTTAATGGTAGAGCAGCACTTGCCGCTGGTTCCATAACTGTAAGTGGTTGGATTAAACGAACAGGAAATGCTGCTTCTTCAGTTTCTTTAAATTTAATTACACCAACTGCTCTTGATAACTACGCATCCTATAATTCGCTCGGTGCTATTTTCACTGCAAATAATACTATCAGTGGTAATGGTACTGCATCTGCCAGCACTTTAACACTTACAACAGCAGATACATGGTACTACTTTACTTTGACTGATACCAGCTGGGCATCGAGAACTGGTGTTGCCAATGGTGCTCAGGTTTTCTTTTCTTTTGGTGGACTATCAACTACTGGCAGCTACTACGAAGTTTCTCAGATGCAACTAGAAGCTGGTCCAACAGCAACTCCTTTTGAGTATCGTTCATATGGTGCTGAGTTGGTACTATGTCAGAGGTATTATTCAAAATCTTATAACGACAATGTTGTTCCAGGCACAGCAACACAAGTTGGAATGGAAGTTGCTGGATTTCAAGGTGCTTCTGGACTTGGTGGTGCTTATGGAAATGTTAAATTTCCTGTTAAAATGAGAACAACTCCAGGAACAATTAATATTTGGGATGGCGCAGGAACAGCAAATACACATTCATACACATATGGTGGTGCTGGTTCAGCGCAAGGAATTTCTAATGGAGGTAGTTGGTGGGGTTCTGGTACACCATTTAATACAAGTCATAGTGGTTTTTTTATGCGGCCAACAGGCAGCCAAGCAAGTGCTTGGAATTATGTTCACTATACGGCTGATGCGGAGTTATAAATGTATAAATTAATAGGATATTATGATTACGATAACCACTTAAATAAAGTTGGTGAACTTAAAGTGGAAAAAAATGCTGTTCTCAGATTAAGAGACACCGCATATGTGTACTTCAATGAAGATAGTAAAGATTATCAAGCATACCTAACATGGGTCGAAGCAGGCAACGATCCTGAACCAGCGGACGAGGAATAATATGGCAATCTCAACAATAGGTACTAATGCTCTTGCCGATGGTACAGTTGGCACTGCTGATATTCAAGACACAAGTATCACTCCAGCAAAGATGGCAAATAGTGGTGCAGAGTTTGGAATGCGCAATCGCCTTATCAATGGTGCGATTGGAATTTGGCAGAGAGGCACTTCTTTTACAAGTAGCGGTGTTTCAACATATACAGCCGATAGATTTTATGGTAATGCATCTTCAGGAACAATAACACGTTCTACTGATGTTCCAGCGGGATTTACATATTCATTTAGCAATGCTGCTTCGTCTACCGCATATCCTGGAATTACTCAACGCATTGAGTCTGTCAATATTGCAGACTGCGCTAGTCAGGCAATAACTGTTTCATTTTATGTAAAACAAACTTCTGGTACTTCTAGTGCGCTTAATATTAATTTGGCTTATCCAACTGCAGTGGACAATTATACATCTAGCACAACTATTGTTGAAACAAATGTTGTCGCCACCATGCCTGCATCATGGACTCGTTACACATTTACATACACATTACCTTCTAATGTTACAAATGGAATGTCAATTGTTTTATTCATACCGTCTGCTTCGGTAACAGCAACATTCTTAATTACAGGAATACAACTAGAAAAAGGCAGTACCGCAACACCCTTTGAGTATCGTCCTTACGGTACTGAGTTGGCTTTGTGTCAGAGGTATTATTGGAAAACAACTGGTGGTTATGGAATTCCTTCAGTAGGAGCTGGAATGGCATATAATTCTTATACAGCAAGAATTCACATACAAAATCCTGTTCAAATGAGAGCTTCTCCTTCTTATAGTTTTTCAGGAAATTTATACATATTGCAAAGTAATGCGAACGGAATATTATTGAATGCTTTAGCTACAACTTATGCTGGATTATTATCATCAATGATTGATGTTAATGTTAGCGGCACTGGTTATTTTAATGCTGGATATGCAACTCTCCTTTGTGTAGATAATTCAGGTAGTTATTATTTTGCTGGTTCTGCGGAGTTATAAAATGACATATAAATTATATAAAGATTTTTTGGGAAATGAATGTTGTGTTGTATTAGATGGAAAAATGTCCATTCCATTTGACCCAGCTAACACTGATTACCAAGCATACCTAGCATGGGTTGCAGAAGGTAATGAACCACTTCCTGCCGACGAATAAATACTAAAGAAACCTAAAGAGACTATCAATGGCATATATTGGCTCAAGTCCAACCTCTACAGCATTCGTTACGGATTCCTTTAATGGTAATGCGTCAACCACAGTATTCACAATGTCTGTGGCACCTGCCAATCCTTCCTCTGCGCTTGTTGCTATCTCAGGTGTTCTTCAGGATCCAACAACCTATGCTGTTAGCGGAACATCACTGACATTCTCTTCAGCACCACCACTTGGTACTGGTAATATTTCTGTTCGTTATCTAGGCATACCTGCTTCTGGTATAACAACAACAGCGTACCGAACTCTTACTGAGTTCACTGCCACTGCTGGTCAAACAACTTTCTCACCACCATCTTACACTGTTGGATACATTAATGTGTATCGCAATGGGTCACGACTTGGCACTGCTGACTTTACAGCAACCAATGGAACTTCTGTTGTGCTGAACAACGCAGCAGGTGTCAGCGATTTAGTTGCCATTGAATCTTTCTATATAACTTCAGTTACTAATGCGTTACCACAAACTGGTGGTGTAATTAATGCACCTTCAGGTGCTGTTGCGCTACAAGTTCAAAGCAATAGTGCTGTTGGTATATATCAAGACTCAAGTGCCAATGTGGGTATTGGTACTGCTTCACCTTTACAGAAACTTCATGTTGCAAGTGCTGCAAGTGCAGGTAATGTTTATCAATTAATTGATAGTAGTGCAACCACCAATGGATATAATGCTGCCACTCTATATAAGAACTCAGATCGTATGTTTAGGGTCGGTGCTCTTGGTGGTGTTCAAGGATTTACTGGTGGATACTTTGTTATCTATGATGAAACTGCTGGCGCATGGCGCATGGTTATTGATAACAGTGGTCGAATGCTTGTTGGATTGAATTCAGCAAATGCTAGTGGTTCAAACTTTCAAGTTTCCCAAGGTGTTACATTCCCAGCTACTCAATCTGCATCTGCTGATGCGAATACGCTAGATGATTATGAAGAAGGTACATGGACACCATTTTGGAGACCTGCGACAACTAATTTTGGTTCTATAACATATGCAGCAGACACTGGTGGAAGATACACAAAAATAGGAAGAATGGTATATGTTCAGTTTTTTATTCAAGTATCTGCTTATTCTGGTGGAAGCGGGTTTTTAAGACTGCAAGGATTTCCATTCAATACAGATGGTGTGTCAAATCAAAATCAAGGAGTTACTGTTCATTTGGCAGGGTCATGGGGAACTAATACAATTAACAGTTTAGACCTTGGTGGTACATCAGCTAATGCTAAATATCGTACTGCTGCAAATGGTACTCTTGATAATGGTAATTTAAATGTAACTGATATGGCAACTAATTGTTTCGTGAGAGCATGTTTTTGCTATCAAACATCAACTTAAATTAACTAATCTGGATTGATTAGTCGGACACAAAAGGAAAATGAAATGAGTTTAACAAAAGAACAAGCAATTGATAAAATCGAAATTGTGGAAAATGGTATTCTACAAGTTCGTGAAATAACACGCATCATGGAAGATGGTAAGCAATTATCTTCTTCCTATCATCGCTGGTCATTCGCTCCAGGTAGCGATGTTTCATCAATGCCAGCAAATGTTCAAGCGATTGCTGCAGCTGCATGGACTACAGAAGTCATCGCTGCCTATGAAGCACAGGTTGCTGAACAAGCACCTAAATAATAGAGAATAATAAAGAGACCATAAATGTCATATATTGGATCAAGTCCGACTACCGCTGCATTCGTAACTGATTCTTTCAGCGGAAATGCTTCAACCACAGCATTTACAATGTCGGTTGCTCCAGCAAACACTTCATCGGCACTTGTTGCTATCTCTGGTGTTCTTCAGGATCCAACAACATACGCAGTTAATGGAACAACACTTACCTTTTCATCGGCACCTCCGCTGGGCACTGGTAATATTTCCATTCGTTACCTTGGCATACCTGCTTCTGGTGTAACAACCACTGCTTATCGTACAGTGACTGAGTTCACTGCTACACAAAACCAAACAACTTTCTCAACTCCATCCTATACTGTTGGTTACATTAATGTATACCGCAATGGTATTCGTTTGGCCAGCGGAGACTACACAGCATCAAGCGGAACTTCTGTTATACTAAACAACTCTTGCTCACTAAGCGATCTAGTAACTGTTGAGTCGCTATCAGTTAGTTCTGTGAGCAATGCGATTCCGCAAACTGGTGGTATCATTAACTCGCCATCTGGTGCGACACCACTACAAGTTCAAAGTAATAATATTCTTGGACTGTATCAAGATGCCAGTGCCAATATTGGTATCGGCACTGCTTCACCATCGTCAAAATTGCATGTTGCTGGTGGTGCTGGTTCTACTATTAGAAATACAGCATCTTCTGGATCATCGTGGTTTGTTGGTAGTAATGTAGATTCATATATTTTACATAATGAATCAAATACACCAATGGTACTTACAACTAATGCCACAGAACGTATGCGTATCACTGCTGCTGGTAATGTTGGAATTAATTCCGCTGCACCTGGCAGAAGATTTGTAACTAATTCACCTTCTGCAATGAAATTATCCACTGCGCAAGGTGGATTATTTGCTGACGTAGGAAATGATGGTGGTGTATTAATTGGTAGTGATTTCGCTGTTGGTAGTATTCAAGGTTGTAACGCAGCAGGAACATCTGCCAAGAATTTAATGCTTCAACCAGAAGGTGGTGGTGTATTAATTGGTACAACTACATTATCTGGTAAATTCACTGTGGTTGGTGGTCGTTCATTCTTTGCCGCTTCCAGTGAAGTTTATGCTGTTGGTGCTAGATATTCTGAAAGTGGTGGAACAGTATATTTTGGTGCGACAGATGCAACCTCCACACCTGGAGTTCAGATATCTTCTGCTGGCGGTGGTGCTCTTGTATCAATTCTCGCTACTGGTCAAATTGGCATGGGTGCCGCAAGTCCAGGTACAGGAAACACTCTAAAGGTATTTGGAATCGGTACTGATAATGCAGTTCAGTTTGGAAATGCTTCTTCTGGTGTTTACTTACCATATGCATCACCAACATCATGGTCTTCATATTCAGACGCAAGATTAAAAGATATTGTTGGTGATTACGAAAATCCACTGGATCATATTTTACAACTTAATCCTGTTAAGTATACTTTTAAAGCTGATGAAAATAAAAAAGTTCACATAGGTCTTTTGGCGCAAAATGTTTTAGAAGTTATTCCTGAGATTGTTGACGAGAATACTTTACCAGATGATAGCGTTGATAAAACTAAGTATCTTGCTTTAAGATACACTGATATTATTCCAGTATTAATTGGCGCAATCAAAGAACTCAAAGCAGACCTTGACGCAACCAAAGCAGAATTAGCTGCTCTTAAAACTAAGGTAGGTAACTAATGACACAAGCAGTTGTTACAGCGCAAAATGGTGGAGCAGATTACTCTGGCACCTTTCGTAACAAAATAATCAATGGTGACATGCGTATTGATCAGCGCAATGCTGGTGCAAGTATTTCAGCTGGTTTAAGCACTTTCACTGTTGATAGATGGCCAGTGTATGCTTCGGTAGCAAGCAAAGGAACAGCAGGTCAAAACCTCAACGCAGTTACACCACCAACTGGTTTTTCAAATTATCTTGGATTTCAAACTGGTGGCAGTGCATATAGTGTAACAAGTAGCGACCTGTTCTTTTTCTATCAAAACATTGAAGGATATAACACTTCTGAATTAAATTATGGAACTGCAAATGCTAAAACAGTTACAGTATCCTTTTGGGTAAATAGTTCATTAACTGGAACATTTGGTGCGCTATTAACAAACAGTGCATACAATAGAGCATATGGATTTACTTATACTATTTCTGCTGCCAATACTTGGACATATATTTCTGTTCCAGTTCCTGGAGATACAAGCGGAACATGGGTCGGTGGTACCAATGGTATAGGAATGACATTAAGAATTAATCTTGGTTGTGGTTCTAGTTCTAATGTGACAGCTGGTTCTTGGCAATCTGCTTCTGCTTCTGGTGTAACAGGAACAGTTAGCGTTTTAGGAACAGCCAATGCTACTTTCTACTTTACTGGTGTTCAGTTAGAAGTCGGAACTCAAGCAACACCCTTTGAGCGTCGTCCTTACGGTATGGAGTTGGCACAGTGCCAAAGATATTACTATAGAACACCAGCGCAAGGAGATGGTGCTCAACACTACAACATAATGGGTCGTATAACAGGATTAAATCAAAGTGTTTTCACTTCAAATTTACCTGTTAGTATGAGGACATATCCTGCAATATCATTAACTCCAGCATATAATACTGGATCGGGGTGGCAAACTAATTTAGCAGGAGTCTCCAATGCAGCTTGGACAAGTGCTCCTACTCAGTTGTCTCCAGAGTTAAATAAGTTTTGTTTTTATGTTGGTACAGCAACATGGTCTGGTACATATGTAGGTACATCTGTTCAACCATATACACCTACTGGTGTCGCTGCCAACTACATAGAATTAAATGCGGAGTTATAAAGTGAATACATATAAAATTCAATTAGAACCAGATAGAGCTGATGGTGGTGTTAGACAACCATGTGCTGTTTTGCGTTCCGATGGTTGGAGTATTCCACTACATCCAGACAATACTGACTTTCAAACTTTTGTAAAAGAATTAACAGTTGACTTTACAATACTTCAGGATGCTGATGGTAAGCAAGCTGATCAAGGAACTATCAAAGCAATATTAAAGATTAGGAATAATCAATGACACAATCAGCTGTTATAGCCCAGCAAGGTGCATCAGATTACTCTGGCACCTTCAGAAATAAAATAATCAATGGCGATATGCGTATCGACCAAAGGAATGCTGGCGCATCTGTAACTAACACAAGTGATGCAATTTACTGTATTGATAGATGGCAGATGTATGGCTATCCTCAAAACACAAGTGCTATTTCTGCGCAGCAAGTTTCCACCCCAACACTTTCTGGATATACTAATTCGGTAAAAATAACTTCACTTGCTGCAGCAACTGTTGGTTCTTTATCGTATACAAGTTTATGTCAACAAATTGAAGGATATAATATTCATGATTTGGCATGGGGAACAGCTCTGCTAAAACAGTTACACTATCTTTCTGGGTTTACTCATCAATAACAGGTGTGTTTGGTGGGTCTTTACAAAATAGTGCAAGAAATCGTTGTTATCCATTCACTTATACTATTTCTTCTGCTAATACTTGGACTTATATTTCTTTAAGTATTCCTGGTTGTACTGATGGAACATGGTTAGTAAATAATGCAGTTGGTATTCAACTTGCATTTCAACTAGGAATAGGTTCAACATATTCTGGAACTGCTGGTTCTTGGTCTACCAGTAATCTTTGGGGTGCAACTGGCGCAACCAATATTATAACAACCAATGGCGCAACATGGTATGTTACTGGTGTTCAGTTAGAAACTGGATCATCGGCAACTGCGTTTGAGCGTCGTCCTTTTGGTTTAGAATTATCGCTGTGTCAACGATATTACATAAAATCATATAACATAGAAACTGCTCCAGGAACAAATCAAAGTGGTGCTGGTATAGGTAACACATCATATAGAAACCAAGATTATAGTAGTACTAGATCAACATTTTCTTCTCCTGTTTATTTTCCAGTACAAATGAGAGCAACGCCCACTGTAACAATATATTCTCTCCCTGGGACTTCTGGAAATTATAGCATTGGATCTCAACCACAATTGAATGATGGTACTGGTTCTGCTGCAGCAACAACAATTTACTCTACAGGAACAAGAGGGTTTGCTGGAGTTGAAACTGGCGGTATTACTGCTGGGCAATTTTTTAATTTCCACTATACTGCAGTGTCGGAGTTATAACATGTATAAATTAATAGAAATAACAAAAGAAGACGGATCAAAATATAAAGTTACTGATTCTGTTCAAAGAATATCTGATTTAGCATTTATTCCTTTCGATCCATCTAATAGAGACTTTCAAGAATTCATCAGACTGCTTCATGAGTCAAGAGTAAATAAAGCAACTGGTAAAGCAGACAATGGATTTAAACTTTTCAATGCCGATGATGACACAGAAGTTGATATAGATATACTGAAGCAGTTAGAACAAAAATATTTCTTAGGTCCACGTGAGTGGGTCAATGCTCAACAATTTTAAAGGAAAAAAGATATGGCAATTTTAAAAGTTCAACCAGCAATGAACGCTGGTCCATTCTTTGAGAATATTCAAACTATTAGCACCAGCTACACAATTAGTGCTAATAGCAACGCAGTTTCCGCTGGTCCAGTGACAATTGCCTCAGGCATTACTGTTACTATTCCATCGGGCAGTCGTTGGATTATTCTATAAATAGAAAAAGATAAGGATAAACTATAATGGCTGTGACTATCAATGCCACCACAACGCAAGGTTTACTGGTAACACCAGATAACAGTGGACTACTTCAATTTCAATTGAATGGTGTTAATCTACCACAACCAACTGTTATGCCATGTTTCAGTGTTACTAGATCCGCTGATCAAAGTGTTACTCAAAATGCATACACAAGAATAAACTGGGATGTAAAAAACTTTGACACAAATAATAATTTTGATGCATCTACAAATTATAGATATACTCCAACTGTAGCTGGATATTATATATTTCACTGTGGGTTTTTCAATAATCCAGGTGGAGCGGGACAGTTTGTTACAGCAGTTAGAAAGAATGGTGGCAATCAATCCCCAGTTGGAAATTTGGTGATTGGTGGTACAGCAGTCGGTGGCGGTACAATGGTATCAACGACTGTTTTACTATTTGCAAATGGAAGTACTGATTATTTTGATACTGCAATTTATGCATCAACTGCATCGCCAACTATCCAAGCATCTTCTACATTCTATGGTTATTTTGTGAGAGGTGTATAATGACATTATACCAAAAAATTATTAGACTATACCCAGAACTTGAGACATATGATTTTGCTTTTGGTGCTATTCGTTTAGAAAACAACTCTGATGGTGATGGTGAGTTCATTGCCAAGTGGGAACACCCAACTTTAAAACAACCAACTCGTGCGCAATTAAATGCGGTTAAGGATAAGTAATGGCTGTAACTTTTAATGCTACAACAACTCAGGGAATGATTGTTACTCCAGATAACAGCGGAACATTTCAGTTTCAGTCTAATGGCGCAAACATCGCAACACTCACTGCTGCTCCTGCGTTTAGTGCTTATTCATCATCGACTCAAATTGTTTCTTCTGGGGTAACCACAAAAGTAATTTTTGGTACAGAGTCATATGACACCAACTCTAATTACGACACCACATTATCTAGATTTACACCAACTGTAGCGGGTTATTACCAAATGAATGTTTCAATTGCAACGGCTGCAGATACTAGTATTTCCAGTTCTAGATTTTATATAGCAAAGAACGGCTCTGGTCAATATGTCCCCTCAATTGAAAATACAGGATTGACTGGTACTGGATATTACACACCAGCATTTGCTGCTCTAGTTTATGCAAATGGAACAACTGATTATTTTGAAGTTTATGGTTTTGTTGAAGGTACTGGGACAAACAGATACTTTTTTTCTTCTAGTACTGGAATACACGCAACAGTATTTCAAGGTATATTGGTAAGGAGCGCATAACATGACATTGCCAGAAAAAATTAAAGCACTTTATCCAGAATTAGTAGATGCTGATTTTATGGGACGAAACGCAACCATACATCTTCAAAACGATTCAGACGGAAAAGGCGACTACATCGCTGAGTGGAAACACCCTACCTTGGCCAAGCCAACACAAGAACAATTAGATGCAGTTAAGGAATAATAAATGCTAGTACTAAGCGGTAATGACAATGTTGTAACTGTTCCAGCACTATCTGGTAGTACTGGTGGTACAACAACTGGTCTGTACTATCCAACAAGCAATCAAGTAGCACTGGCCACTAATGGTTCAGAAGCAATACGCATCGATAACAATCAAAATGTATTGGTTGGGTCTGGAAGCAGTAATCCATTCAATAGCAAATTTTATCTAACTGGAACACCCACTGCAAATGCACCTATTGCTAGTTTTTATAGTCAAGGTAATTCAAGCACAGCAGGTATTGGTTTATATAACGATTCAGCAAGCGTTGGAATTTGGTCATCCTCTGGAAATTTAATATTTAGAACAAATGGAAATTTAGCGTCTGGCTCAGAAACAATGCGTATCGACTCCTCAGGTTTTGTTGGTATCGGCACAAATTCTCCATCTAGTTATGGAAAATTATCAGTTACTGGAACAACATCATTGGGTGTTGATCAAACCAGTTTCATATCTGTACTCGGTGGTGGTGGAACTGCAAGACTTGAAGGAAATGGTTCTGATACAAACATTAATGTTTCCTTATCTACAAAAGGTACTGGTGCACATTATTTTTGGCGTGGTGGTTATGGTGGAAGTATTACAGCACTTTTTGATGGTAGTGGTAAAGTAGGAATCGGTACAACAAACACCACTGCCAGTGTTCACTTATTTAACTCAAGTTCCGCTGGTTTTAGAATGACTGGTGGTATTGCTGATAGTGATATCTGGCAAAGACAAGTTGTTCAGTTCGTGAATGTATTTACTTGGGCAACTGTTCTTTCCATAACTCCATCCACTGCAGGTAATACTTGGATGCGTGGGTATGTGAAGGCAAGTATTTCTGGACACAACTCTGGTAACTATAATGCAGCTTTAATTGATGCCATTTGGTATCTAGATTTAAATGGCGGTTCTGGTGCAACTTCAGCGCAGGTTTCTGCAGGTACGGCAACTGGAGGTGGTACTCCTGGATTTAGAGTAAATATGTCTGGTAATGTGTGGCAGATTCAAGTGCAGGCTCCTGTTACAGCACAACGATATGATGGCTGCGTTGCTCTTGAAATTGTACTATCACATGGTGCTGGTACTACCGCAACATTCACTATCGCTTAAGGAAATTATGGAATATAATTTATCCCCAGAACAAGTCCTATTCAGTAAGTGGATGGATATTCGTCGACAAAGAAATCGTTTGTTGGCAGAAACAGATTGGTGGGCAGTATCTGACAGAGTTATGTCTGACGATGAAAAACAATATCGTCAGGATCTAAGAGATTTGCCAAGCAAGTTTAATACTCCTGAAGATGTAGTGTTTCCTGAAAACCCTTAATATAAAGTAGAGAAAATAAATGGCAATCATACTAGACGGATCACTGGGAGAATCCAATGCTTCTTGGACAACTTCAGGTCGCCCATCAAGTCCATCAGCTGGGCAGATGGGTTTCAATACGACACTGGGTGCCATTGAAACATATAATGGCAGTGCTTGGTATCAGGCAGGTAGAGCAGGGAATGTAATACAGGTAGTTCAATATTCTACTGGTTCAAGTTATTCAGTCACCTCTACAACTTTTACAGCTACTGGATGGACGGGATCAATTACTCCACAGTTTTCAACTAGTAAAATTC